GGCCGCTTTGATGGTATCAAGTTGCTGAACACTGTAGTCCACATACTTTTCCTCCATCTTGAAAGTACCGCGCATCTTCTCAAGATCGGTCTGCAACTGAAACATGTTCAGCTCATGCTGACGTTCATTCTTTTTATCGAGGAACTTCAACACTTCTGGTGCTAGCCTGAACAGACCACCAAAGATACTGCCAAGCAAACCACCTGATAGCAGGTCAAACATTACTTGTTCAGAATCTGGTCAATGCGTGTATGCGCCTTGTCGGCGGTCATATGCAGATGCTCAACCTTAGCCTTGAGTTCCGCCAGGTCTGAACGAATAGCCACATATGCACCAAACGCTCCAGCAGCAGCACCAATCAGGGCTTGTATGACTACTGACATCGACACTTCCATTTAGGACATCCCTTCGCCTGGTGTGATGTACAGGTTGTGCGTACCCGTATCCACGATGGCAGCAAAGTAAACCGGATTAGTTCCATTGGCTTGGCCGTTGGTAATTACAATTCTAGTGTTGGGTGGAACCACAAACCCATACTCGCCAGCGCCAGAAGTTGGTATCACTGCTGTAGTTCCGCTACTTGCACCTGTCTTTACAAAGATTTCATGGTTGCCATCGTTGTAAAGTGCAAACTGGTTGGCAGGCGTATCAGCGTAAACAGCAACATTCGCAGATGTTGTCGTTACGCTTAAAAGGTAAGTCTTGCCAGTAGCAAGAAACGCAATATTATTTGCCACCTTTGTTCCCCCATTGCTGCGCTGCAGTCATGGTGCCATAGCATGGCGCACCATTGGTGAACTTAGGCTGGAAGTTAGGGTTGACCTGCTTGGCCGTGCCTTGGCTAGGCTTTAGCACCACCTGTTTGCTCACCACTTTCGTCATCGTCATCATGCTTTGTTTCCTTCATTAAGGATGGTAAAAACACTGTGATGGCAAAGATAAGCAATGCGGCGATCCGCTCATAACTCGGCCCCCACATTGTCCAGCAAGCTAAGGCAAAAGTCATCGACAACGCCAAGATTGTCAACACCCTCGCCACCACTAACTTCAAACTAATGCGTACTACCTTCAACAGAAGATTCGAATCCATGTTCAGCCTCATGGGGTTAATTAAGGTTATCTAGTCTACCTTAACTATCTTCATCTTCGTCTTCATCCATAAAGCCTCTACCCCAGTCAGCATCACTCGCTTTTAGGCGTATGGCTTCTAACTTCAATGCTCGATCAATAATCTTCGACTTATCGGTAAGGCTTGCTTCCGGGTCTGCCATGACTTCAGCCAAGAGTTTGCTTATCGCAGCCTCTAAGTCAGGGTTTATGCCCGACTGCTTACGCTTCACCGCATCATGCGACGCTTGGGCTGGCGCTCAGGCATCTTGTTCATAGGCTGGCGACCTAACGCACGTTGCGCTGCAAGCGAACCTGCAACTTCATTGCGACCTGCCTCTGCTGCCTGCGCCTCCTGGCGCTTCATTTCTTTATTACCCTCTGCCTTCATCATGCCATCGTAGTTCATCGCATACCTCTCTTGGTTTTACGCGCTGTGGAATAGGCTATGGCCGCAGCCTGCTTGACTGCAGCTCTCTTACTAGCAGGACGGCTTGTGCCAATCTTGCCACTTTCTTTGAACTTCCGCACCATCTCACCGATGTTGCTAGAAATAGTCTTTTGACTACTACCTTTTTTAAGGGGCATTTATTTCTCCTGAGCACGATTTACTGCGCCAGCAGCAACACCAACAGGGCTTACACGAGTCTGGCGTAAACGAGAAGCCACATCTTCCGGCCTTAAATACAACTCAGCCATTCTTTTTGCGGCGGGAGGTGCCGCCATAATTGCAGCGCCAGCAGCAGGAAGGTAAGGAATATCTCCGGCAAAACCACCGCCCATCAAACTTAAGCCTGTTCCTGCTCTAAGTAATCCACCTAGCGTTGTTGCTTCAGTTTGAGGAATTCTTGGTCTAGTAAAAATGTTATAGGTTTGCCCTGACTCTGCCAACGGAACGTATGCACCGCCTCGCCCACGCTCTCTTCCATACAAAACATTAGTTGGCTCTACAGCAGCATACTGTTGCGCAAACTTATTGATGTCCACATCGCCAGCACGAATGATTGCCGGGTTTCTTGCGTAAGCATCTTCAAATGCTTTAAGAGCTGCGTACTGTTTATCAATACCTCTAAGAGCCTCGTAATCATCTTTGCCAAGACTGCGTTTTGCAATGTCATCAAACTGCTGAAGCACTTTCATGCCAACTTGTTTTGGCGCACCTTCTAGTCCATAAACATATTGAGCTACTTCTGAACGAACTTCTTTCCATAAAGGCGCAGGTATTTGCTGACGAGCTTGCAGTGCTTCAGCAAAGGCAGAAACACGAGGGCTTCCAACCCTAAACTCATTTAAGGTTGTGTTCTTATTAAAAGCATCAACTAGTTGATTCCTTGCTGCGTTATCTACATTGATTTCTTTACCTGAAAGCAACGTGTTGTATTGGTTTGCTAGAGCGTCATCAGCGTCACGCATAGCTCTTGGAACTAATGTCGGCTCAACGCCGCCAAACGCTTTAGCTACTGCACGATTTGCCGCGGCTTGATTCTCTCTGCCAAACTTAATGAACTGTTCACGAGAACCAGGTACTAGTTGCATAACGCGTTCAGTTGCAGACAGCGCTCTTGATTCTTTAATCTGACTAGGAAGCGGCTGCATACCTGTTTGCAATGCCTGACTAAGAACACGCTGCTTTTCTTCAGAACGAATGTTTTCTGGAATCGTATACATGCGTTCACGCACACTCTCAGCAACTGGAGCCAAAGCTCTTCGTGCAGCCGTGCGAACCATTGAAGGGCCAACCTCCCCAGCAACCCTTGCAGTTTCTGCAATAGGTTCAGGCGCTCCAGCTTCTCTTGCTTTTGTCGCGACATATTCGCCACCAGCACCTGCTGCGCCCGCTCCAACCGTCATGCCTGCGAGCTGTTTTCCAGTTTGAGGAAACATAGCTTGAGCAAATCCTCTTGCGCCTCGTTCAAGCGCTCCCATTGCTTGCGGTGCTTTGCCAGCAAGTTTCAATGCGTAACCAGCGGTTGCGCCAGCCGGCCCTACTGCTGTTGCATATTCGCCAAACTTCTCGGCCATTCGGCCAAATGTACTTTTTTCTTGTGCAGCCCCACTAGACGGGCCAGTAAAAGCAGGGGTAGGTATTTTGGCAACAACATCTTCTGTTGATTCGCCAAGGTGTTTTTGAATACGAGCTTTAGCCGCTGTTGGATCAGTTTCCGACAACTCGTAACTTTTACCTTTGTACTCGTATACAGGCATAAATCACCTCAATCAAGTTTGATTGGATTGCCAGGCGTTCCATCACCTTGCGGCTTAACAGTAGTCTGCAAAGTTGGCCCTAAATAAGCATCAAGCGTTTGTTGATTTATTCCTAACGAACCGCCAATTTGCCGCTGTCGATTAGCAGCGTTGTTGATGATTTCAAGTTGCCTATCAAAGTACATTTTTGCGTTATCAGCGCTTGTTGTTGGATTGATTGTGAACTGGTCAAAAGATCGTTCTTCCGCTTTTGTAAGCGTCTGTCCAAATAACGTATTTCTGACCTTTGCTACAAACTCGCGATAGTCTTTCCACCAATTAACAGTGTCATTAGTTACTGGAGGAAGTTTTGTGCCAAATGCACTTGCCACTTGGCTAGCAATTTGCCCAACCGGCAAACCTCTATCAACAAGCGTTAGGAACGTTTCAGCAATTTCTTTCTGAGGAAACAATCCAAAGTATTCTGGTTTTCCTGAAGAAGAAATACGCCCAAGGCTATCTTTAACAGAACCAAGATTCTCCAAACGTTTTTCTACGGGCCCAGGAAGCGATTGAATTTTTCCTTCTTGCTTCATTTGCGCTAGTTCACGCTGGAACGCCATGCGATCTTGTGCAAGTTCACGCTGCATTTGCATACGTTCTCTTGCCATTTCAGCTTGTTGCTTCAGTTGAAGCATCGTCTGTGTAGCGCGATCAGAGCCTTCTACTGCTTTGTTAAGTGCTTCGCTGGCCTGCTTGTACATGCCTTGACGCATAGCGGCAGCAGCAACACTGTTTTGAGTTTCCGCCTCCAGTATCTTTAACTCACCTTCTGCAGCCTTACGATCTGTCTGCAATAGGTTCATAGCCCTATTGAATCGATCAAGCGTTTGTCGATTGTTTTCCTTGATAGCTTCTACATTCTTTGTGAAGACATCAAGTTCACGTTTATAAACGTCTTGCCTGCCTTGCCTAAATCCTTCTACAGCGCCGTTAAGAGCTGCCATAGCAGCCATCCCTGACCGCTTGCTAGCACCACCAGTAAGGAAGCCAGCAACAATGCTAAGGCCAAGTACGTTTCGGATGTCTTCCAGGTTTGCAGAACTTGGCTCAAATGCTGGAATCTCTTTTTGACGATACTCAGGTGACTCGACAAGTTCTCGTTCTTTCGCAGCGAAGACATCACCGATCTCTTTGCCACGCGTAGCCATGCCCGTGCGCTTTGCAGCAATGTCCGCTTGCGATGTTTCAGCTTCTGCACGTTGAGCCTCCATTAATCCAGGAAGTTGCTCTTCAGCAATCGTGCCACGCGCTATCCTGCTTTGCATACCTTGCTCTGGCGTTTGAGCCTCAGCAGGCTTTCGGCTATACACAGCGCCCATAGCCCGTGAGATTGGGTCGCCAGTCGTACCAAGTGCGTCTTGCAGTGCCATGATTAACCTCTCGGTGGCGGCGTCTTAGAAGTTGTTTCCGGCGTTGCTACATTGCCGTAGATAGTGCGGTATAGATTGGTCAATGTCGTATTGAGCATGTCACGCGTAGCTTGATCAGCAGCGTAACCAGCACGAATAGCGGCAGCCTGGTACTGATCACCAATGCCAGCAATCTTGATGCCTTGGTCAATCAAGTCTTGAGCACCACGCTGTTGCATCTCTTGCATACGCGCTTGCTGTTGTTGCTGTGCAGTACCGCTAGTCAAGCCTCGTTGTGCAAGCTGTTGCTTTTGCCTTGCATCAAGCGCCGCCATTTGCTGCATTTGCACTGGAGTCAACTCACCACGCTGACCGCGAGCAATCATCTCTTGACCAAGTGCGCGATTAGGTGCGCCTATCTGAGATAACTCTTGCTGCATTCTGCGAGCTTGTTGCCCAGCTTGCCTAGCTTGAAACAATGCGGCAGCAGTGCCAAGTCCAGCCAACCCTTCTCTAGTGCCTAGCACTTGTTTTGCGCCAGTCTTGAGCATGTCTTCAAAACTACGGCCAGGAGCAGCACCTTGATCTATTGCTTCTTGTTTGAAGTCTCGAACCTGCTGCGGCCCAACAAACTCATTAGGCATTTGTGGCAACTGAGGCGTAAACGATCTAGTCATTGCTGGCTCAAACTGTGGTTGAGTTTGCGCTGGCTCCATCGTATCGGCAGGCGCTGAGTAAATAAATGCGTTACTCATATCAATGGGTTGAGATACAGTTTCTGGCGAAAAGACTTGGTTATCAAGTCCTTGCTGTTCAGCAGGAGCCATGTCTTCATAGCCACCAAGAAATCCACCATCTTCAAACTCAGGCAATCCCGTTGTAGGATTCATGGTTCCAGCACCACCTCTAGACTTTAGTAGTGCAGCCTCTTGCGGTGTGATGTGCGCCAAGATAGTATCTTGTCCACGGCCCTGCCTGCGTAGCATCTCTGCTAAGGCTTTGAGATCGAGGCCACCACCGAGAAGTGCGGCAAGTTGTTTAGCCATGATTAGATTCCTAACAATCGACGTAATTTCAACGATCTAACGTTCCAGACGGGCTCCTGCTTTTCTTCAGGCGTACCCTCTATATCACCTAGATAGCCTTCTGACAAGCCCGGCCTGATAGGTAGTATCTGAGCAGATTCTTGCACCCTACTTCCAGGCGGAACAGTTGGCACCGTTCTTGGTTTAACGGTCAATGTTTGTTCAACTGTTATAGGCGGTGTTTCTACAATTGATTCTGGCGGTGTAAATGGTGGCTCGATAGGAGGAGGAGGTGGCGTTTCAGGCACAGTTGGCTTCTCTAACTCTTTAATGATTTGTTGCAGCAATTGATCTTCAGGCGTGAGATCAGTAGGCGGCGAGATCAAGTCTTCTGGCTGCGTAGGTTCAGGCTCTTCTGTGTTGATCTGTGGCGTAGGTTCGGGCGTAGTCTGTATAACTGTTTCAGGCTGAGTCTGAGTTACAGGCTCTGGTTGTGTTTGAGTCTGAGTTTGTGTTTGAGTTTGCGTCTGAGTTTCTGGTTGCGTCTGCGTGACAGTTTCTGGCTGGGTCTGGGTTTGTGTTTGGGTTTCAGGTTGAGTCTGGGTTTGTGTAACGGTTTCGGGCTGAACTTGTGTGGCTGTATCTGTAGCTGTTTGCGTAGCCGTTTGCGCTGCAGTATCTGCGGCGGTTGTTGTTGATGTGGCTGTATTGTTAACCGTATCAACAGTTACGTTAGTCCCTGGTGTTAAAACAGTCCCTGTTGTATCAACTGATGGCACATTAGTAGCTCCTCCATCTTGGGTTAATACAAGTGAGGTTCCATCACCATTGTCTTGCAAGACAACGCCTGTTGTTGCATTTGTTGCTGGCGATGTAGGTTGCGCGACAGAAGGGGCCTGAGCTACATCTGCAGTTACGGTTGGAGTAACTGTAGGTTGTGTAGCAACTTCAGGCTGAACTTGCGTTGCAGTATCAGTTGCAGTCTGTGCGCCAGTCTGTGTTTGTGCGCCAGTCTGTGTTTGTGCGCCGGTTTGCGTAGACGTATCAGCCTCGGATGTTACCGCCGTACTTGTGTCTGTAGCCGTGCTAGTAACGGTAGCCGTGTTATTGGATGTGTCAACTGCAACACTTGTTCCAGGAGTGAGTGCAGTGCCCGTTGTTGCATCCACTGATAGCACGTTTGTTGCGCCACCGCTTTGCGTCAGCACAAGCGATGTACCGTTACCATTGTCTTGCAAGACAACACCAGTAATTGTTGTACCAGTATCTACAGCAGCACCAGTTCCGCTACTACTAACAACAGGGCCGGTAGGAGTCACCGTAGGTCTTGGGTTAGCAATAATTTGCGCAGCAGTCTCGCCAGCACTTAAACGATTTGCAACAACAAATTTAGGCAAACCTGTTTGCGCAGCAATTGAAGAAACTTCATCAATGGCTTGCGTATCACTACCAGTTACAACCTCTTGCCCACCGCCTGAGTCAACCGCTACTCCACCACCGCCAGTTCCACCGCCAGTTCCACCGCCAGTTCCACCACCAGTTGCAACCACCGGTCTTGGATTGGCGATAATTTGTGCTGCCGTTTCTCCGGCATTTAGGCGGTTAGCAACAACAAATTTAGGCAAACCAGTCTGCGCCGCAACAGATGACACTTCATCTGCAGCTTGACTGCTAGCACCAGTTACAACCGGTGCGGGCGGTGTCGTTACTGTTGGCGCAGTAGGCAATACAGTCGTTTGACCTGGCTTCAAACCATTAGCAGGAACAATGGTTAATGCGCCAGTGCTATCAATAACAGACGCTTGATTGCTGTTTACATCAACAGCAACAACAACGCCTGTATTTGTTGCGCCGGATGCAACATCAAAAGTCGGTATGTCAACACCGGCGGTTAGCAACGTGCCAAGGTTTCCAGGCGTTAAATCAACGTTAGGATTAAGAATTGTTCCCGTTGTATCTGTAGGAAGCCTTGTTCCCGTAACCGTAAGCGATGCTCCAGGAGGGGCAGCCACACCACCAGGCACTTGTACACCAAGGTTGTTTTGTGCTGCTGCCGCTAACTGTTCACCAGTGTTAATAGCGGCTGCAGTCTTGCCGCCAATAACGGCACCAAGCACCGCTTTACCTTTAGCGGCATTAGCATCGCCAGTCGTGATGTATTCAATTAAGCCTTCTTCTAATGCTTCAGTTGCCGGTTCAAGTAACGTCCTTGCAACGACATTGTTTGCACCTGGTATCAAGCCAATAGCAGCAGTAACGGCACCCGCAACACCAGCGTCCTGTCTTGCCATGCGAGCAAGCTCTTGTGGCGTTGCATTAGGATTCGCTGCTCTAAGTTCATCAATCTTTTGCAAGGCTTGAGCACCAGCGGATTCGGCAGCGTTTAATGCCATCGAGCCAAGGAACTGCGCTACTTTGCCACCAGGCAATAACAAACTAGGAAGTTCTTGAATAAGTTCAGAACCAAGTATGGCCGCTGCGCCAGCAGGATTGTTAAGCGTAGCGCTAGCAATAGCTCTAGCAATTTGTTCTGCTGTTGAATTAGGATTGCTTGCAACGCGGTAAATCTCGTCAACAAATGCTTGCGACTGTTGATTTACCACCTCTGGCCGCATAAGTTCGCCAGACGTTTGAATAGCCCTAAATCGATCTATAGCGCCTTGCGAGTCAACACCTAATTGCTGCGCTGTTGCGGAAATAGCCGCGCCCAACTCCCCAAGGCCAGCCTGTGCTGTGCCGGTAAAACCACCAGCAACTTCATTAGTTCTGGTGTAAACACTCTTGGTCTGGCTAACAATGTTGCCATTAGCGTCAATGGTGGCCGTATCACCCGTTACTTTATCTCGCTGCGTTACCGTGCCATCAGCATTTTTAGTAACCACAAGATTGCCTACTGGCAATACATTGGTATCACGTTCCGTGCTGATACTCAGGCTTGCAAGATCGTTAGCTGTTAACTGTTTACCGATGAGATTTGGATCGCCTGCATAGAGAATGCCTTGGTATACAGCATTAGCAGGCAATGCTTCAACCGCGCCAATGACGTTAGGTTTGTCAAGAAACACACCACCACCTGCAATCGTACTTGCTTCACCAGTCGGCAGTAATTGCGTGATCTTTCCGGTATTGATGTCTCTTAGATAAATAGTTCCGTTTGGCCCTTGATAGCGTTCGGTCAACGGATAAAGTTCTCTAGCAGCAGCCTCTGCCGCTGTAATTTGCTGCGCACCCTGCATAGCTTGGTTAACCGTCTGCGCCTGATTAGCCGCCTGTTCTTGCGCCACAATGCCAAGCACATCGTCTTGCGTAACGCCACCAGTCGTATCCATACCGACATCAGGCGTAGTACCTAACCCACCTGTCGTAACGCTAGGAGCGGTTGTATCAGTTGCTGCGCCGCCACCAACAGTTGTTGAGGCGCCTGGTATTTCTGGTGTTTGCTTTTGATTAAGCGAAGCATTTGCTCCACTTATAAATCCCTGCAATGCGGATAAACCAGAATCAGCCCCTGTAACTTGAGCTTGCAACGCGCTAGTTGCTGCAGATACTAATCCACTATCTATCGCTCTATCGCCTGTAATACTTAAACCTTGAGAAGCCGCTTGAGCGCCCGTTGCTATTAATGAATTTGTTACTGCATTCCCAACATCGCTACCAGTTAAAGCGGCTGTAGCACCAGATCTAATAGCATTGTCAATAAATTGATTGCCTGTAAGGTTAGGAACCAACTGACTCACGCCAAAACTTACAGCAGCATTCTTTAGCGCGTCAGCAGGTTTTGCTCCAGCAGCAACGCTCAATGCAGCATTCATCACGGCATTGCCTAGCGCCTGAGCCATAACCGTGCTCGTTGCGCCAAGAGCCGCGCCTATAGCTACATTAAGACCAGGAACAACTGAGGCTATAAAAGGAATCCCTTCTCTTAAAAAACTTTCGCCAAAACTTATATCTTGAGCGCCTTTGTAATACGATGGTTCTCCTATTGGGACAAGCTGCCCATCTTGCAAACGGTAACTTTGCGCCGCTCGTTCTCTATCTTCGCCACCTGTTTTGCTGCCAATGTAAAAAACAAAATCATTAGAGCCAACATCCTGCGGTGTAAATGGCGTTTCAACCATTTCACCGTTTATTACTTTGTATGTTTTAACAAAAGTGCTTGTATGTCGGTCACCTTGACTATCAAACAATCCTTCCCCAAGACCTGGAAGCAACGCTATCGCTGCGTCTTCACCAAAATTGCCGACAGAAGACGCAACGCTTTCTCTTGGGCGCACTCCAATTTGAGCTTCTGTTTCTTGCAATTGGCTTGCAGCAGATGACGCGGAAGGCTGTTGAACAACAGGGGTTTGAACTGGCGCAAGTTCTTGCGTAACAGGCTGCTGAGTCTTTAACCAGTCGGTGTAAGCCTTTTGTAAGGTTGATCGAACTTGATCAATAGGCATGTCAAGTACGGCTTGTATTTCATCTGGAGAGCCTTCTCTCCCATAAATCTGACGAAACAGGTTTTGTCGTTCATTGGTTAAATTTTGTACGCGTTGCCGTTCTGCTTGTTCTGCAGCCAACGCTTGCTGCCTTGCAGTTTCAATTCTTTGAGCTTCAACTCTTGCAGCTTCTACTCTGGCTGCTTCTTGCCTTGCCGCTTCTTGTTGATCAGCTAATTGTTGTGCCCGTATTTGTTCTTGACGGATTGCCTCTACTCTTGCGGCTTCTACTCTTGCGGCTTCTGCTGCTGCCGCACGTTGCGCTTCAACCCTTGCCTCCTCTTGTCTAGCGGCCTCAATCCTTGCCGCCTCTTGTCTAGCAACTTCTTGCCTTATAGCTTCTTGTACAGCCGCCTCTCGTTCAGCGGCTATTCTTGCTGCTTCTTGTCTTTCAGCTTCTAATCTAGCTTCTACTTGGCTTGGAGATGCTTGTATTGCCGCTTCAATTCTTGCGGCTTCTCTTGCTGCGAAATCGGCTTGCAGGTTTGGCGGAGCAGAATAATCTAAATTTGTATCAAGACCAAACTGGGCAGCATGTCTTGATCTCATTTCAGGAGATAGGCCTAATAAATAATCTTGGTCAACACCCGCATTTAACAGAGCCTGGAATCCAGTATGAGGTGGCGCGGGAGGAGGAGCGTACGATGGAGCAGAATAATTTGATCCATCATCAAGACCAAACTGAGCGGCAAGCCTTGACCTCATGCTATCAGACAGCCCTGATAAATAATCAGGGTCAAATCCTGCGTCTAAAAGAACTTGAAACGTAGTAGACATATCACAAGCCCAAGCGATTGATGATGGATTGATGAATACTTAGATGGCCTTGCAGCCATTCATAGAAATCATCTTCTTGGTTCCAGTCGGTATCAAACAAGTCAAAAGGATTCTCAAGGCTTAGTCTATTTGCAAGCACTTCATGCTCTTGATAGTGCGACCATAACCAGTCATCAAGATCATCTAAATCAGCATCTGCAAGTGGATACTGAGGTATCACAATATCTTGATCTAGCAACTGTATGTAGAACGTACGATGTTGCTGTGCGTTCTCAAAGATCATCTCTCGTAAACCGTCTGCATCCCCAAAAACGACGTTAGAAAGATTGTCTAGGTTCATGGCTAAAACGGCCCTGAAGTAGAAACAGTAACGCCAGAACTAGTAATAGACCACGGGCTACCAGCATTAGCCACGCTATTGTCTTTGATCGTAGCTGACTGGCAAGTCAAGATTTTTGTCGTAGCGCCTGCGGTCAATGGCTGAGTTGGTATGGTTGCAGAACTAAATCCAGAACCTACGTTAAATCTTAAGTTACTGATCTTGCCGTCAATGTATCTGCTTGTTTGCACAGAACCATTGCCAATTGTTGGCGGCGCAGCAGCCGTTTGTATCGTTCCGCCGACCAAAGTAGACGCCACTTGAGTTGTGCCAACAAACATCTTTAACGTACCTGAAACACGCGAACAAGCAATGTAAGTCCAAGTTGACAAAGAAATCTGAGGATTTGTACCGCTAACAGTTTGTATCGAAGTGTTCAAATTTCTAACAAACACTAAGCGTCTATTTGAATCAATGTAAAACTGACATCTCAAATTGTATGTAGTGCCTAGCGTCGTTGAGAATCCAAAGTCTAGTACCGGAGCCGATATAGCAGGAGCAGCGTCTAAGTAAACAAAACACTCAATTGAAAAGTCTGTTGTTGATCCTATTGCAAACGATGAACTGGTTGGGTAAGTTACAACCCCGCTATTAAAATCATAGGAGTAGTTCTGTACAGACGGATTGCCTGCAACACCTATTGCTTTAGCAGCACCGAATGCAGACAAGATAGGCATTATGCGTACCGTGTTTGGCTTGCAAAGACCGTGAACGAACCGCTACCAGTCTTGATAAGCGTGTAGGTGTAAACGTCTACGCTATTGGCGTTTCCAGCACTAGGCGCAGAACCACCTGACCATTTAGGCGTAACGCTACTACCGTCAACCGTAACCGCTGAGTTGTAGTAAGCCGTACCGCCTTGCGTTACCAGATGAGTTACCGTCACGCTCTGGCCTGTAGCCATGATGCTGTTAAGCGTTGTTGAACTAGACCCACGAATGTTAAGCGTCCAGTTAGCGGAGGCATTACTTGTGTAGTACAGGATAGACTGCGTAGATACGTCAAAGTTAACCGTACCTGTGGCCGCTGTTGCTGAAATCGTTACCGTCTCTGCCGCAGCAGACAGCTTTAACTGCATCGTTGTACCGCTAACGCCAAGCGATAGCTGATTAGCAAACGATACGTTTTGAGAAGCGTCTATCGTAAGACCGTTAGTTCCGTTGGTCTGTAGCGTGAGGATGTTGGTGTTGTCAGCCGTAGAGACTATGCCTATGCCTGACGTGGCGTTGATGGTGTTAGCCATTACATCACCTGAGATGTTGTTAGATTCACAATCTGATCTGTAGCAAACGATTCAACTTGCAGGGGCTGAACAACCTCTACAACTTCCACGTTACCCCAAGCACTCTCAACCCAAGTCTTACCTTCGTGCTGCCAGTTCCACTGATAACCCGCCCTGTCTGCTGGCTTAGGGTCTCTGATGATCCATTCCCAGTTTAACCATACAACCTCTTTGTTAGCAGGAACCTCTGCCGGTGGTGCTGGAGCCTGTTGCCAGCCTTCAGTACCATCAGTTTCAGTGCCTGGGATAGACCCGTTCTTTGTCCAGTATTGCATGGTCTAGTCCTATAGGGTTGGGAATGCTGCTGTTGGGCTTGTTGTCACCGTTCTGGCGTAGCCTTTAGTTATTCGCACATCTTGTAAATAACCGTTTATTGATGTTGGTTGCGTTGGCTCGCCGCCAATATAAAATGGAACATTTGCCCCTATTGTTATGCCTGTAACACTTCCCGAAGCAATAGAACTTCCGTTTCTGTATAACGTAAGTGTATTACCGCTTCTAACAGCAGCAACGTAATACCATTGGCCTGTTGTCCAGCCTGTTGTTGAACCTTGTTGTATATCTACCGCTCCTGCATTGATATAAAATCTTAATCCAAGCGAAGTGTTGTACGTAATAACAAACTCGCCAGAACCTGTAACTGCTGAATCGTTTGTGTTTGAAATTATTTGTTGAGCCGTTGCTAAAGAATTTGGATACCACCAGAACTCAATAGTAAAGTCACCAGTGCCAAATTGAGGAAGGACAGACGTTGGGACTGCCAACCAATCCCCCGTCCCGTCAAAGTACATACTGCTTCCACCCCACTTGCTCTGTGTCGTACTTATCTGAGCATTCCCCACCGTCTCCAGATCATTCTTGCTAGTAGCATCGTAGATACCGCCGTTGGTGAAGTTGAGGAGGAGGGAGGTGTTGGTGATGTTGGTGAGAGGTGCTGTGGGGACTGTTATGGTTGATGATGTTGGGTCGTAGACAGACGATCCTTTGACAATTCTAAAATTTGACATATATCCGTTTAGATAACCTGCCGCGCTAGGGCCGTACCTGTTAATAACAGGTGGTGAAAAATCCACTGTACCCGTAAAAGCTGTTGCAGTACCAACTCTAGTTCCATTTACAAATGCAGCGGTATTTGTCCCCGTCGTTCCTGATCTAACAATGGCAACGTGATTCCATTGGTTTTCTACTAATACATTAGTTGCTGTTGTAATTCGTGCTGCACCTGCTGCGTATAAACACAGCCCTCTATTTGACCCATTTGTTTCGTAAAAAATAGAACTATTAGAACCGGCCGAATCATTTATAAATGTTGGATTTGTAGCTCCTCCTGCCAATAATCCGCTATAAACCCAAAATTCAACACAAAAGTCTCCTGTTAAAGTAAACGCTGCATTTGCAGGAACCGTCAAATAATCCCCATTCCCATCGAAATACCCTGACCCACCATTAGTCGCAGCAGACCAGCTAGCAGTGGGGTTGAATGGGGAGAAGGCGACTACTCTGGTATCACCGTTTCTGGTAATGGTGAAGTTGTTACTGCTGTTGTCTATGAAGCGGTTGGATTGGCAGGTGAGGAGGGAGGTCTGCGTACCAGTGATTGCAGAAATGTTTGTACCTGCTGACTGTGTAGCAGCCAATGGTGAGGTTGGTGGGGTAAAGTTGCCTGTGTAGACGGCTACGCCTTTAACGGCCCTCAAGTTAGATATATATCCTTGAAATGGATCAGAAGCAATATCGTATCCATTGATACCAACCAAGGGTCTATTTGTGCCGCAAGTATAGTTTGATCCTGTGTCTGAATACGTTGTATTTACTTGTGTACCATTCAAATAAATTTTTATTGTCTGGCTTTGGCGTACTACAGCAATATGATTCCATGTATTTAATGCAATTGATCCACCGGATGTTAATAAAGTGCTATATTTATAAAAATAAACTGCGCCACTGCTAGAGATAGATATACGAATTGCATCGGTAGACCCGCCAGTTAAAGCCAAAGTGTCAAATACATATCCTTCAGTTGAATTTGTTTTATAAACAGAAGCCTCAATAGTCCAATCCCCTGTTCCCATTGCATTAGCAGTATTTGCACTACTTGCGTAAATAGAATCCCCAGTACCATCAAAATAATTCCCCCACCCAGTCTGTGAGAACGGACTAAACGTACCCTGTGTCGTGTTTCCGTTGCGGGTGATGGTGAAGTTATTGGTAGAACCGTCTAAGAACGTATTGTTCTGTGCGCCATTCGTACCGTTGCCAGGAAGCAGTAGCGTGGTGTATTCAAAGTAGTCGTCGGTGACCACTGCGGCGCCACCAGAGAACGCCGCTGCAATTGCCGCTGTAAGTGCGCCAGCCATTAGGTTACCCCCGCTCCAGAAACATACCAAGTATCGGTTGCAACCTTTAACATCGTCGCCATCCCTTTTGTCGCTACCGTCCTGTTACCCGTAGAACCATTTGCAAGCTGGAACGTAACGCCAGCGCCAGAGATTGTTAGGTTTCCAGAGTTGTTATTGACCACAAGAATCACTGTCCCTACGTCAATAGCAGTTGTCGAGTTAGTGTTTACTGTAAGCGTTGCAGTCGAACCGCCCGTGAAGTAAATGTGCTTTCCTGCGTCACTTGCCGCTACGGTCGTGTTCGTGCTTTGTGGCGCACCAATGTAGCCAACCTTGTTTGTACCATCTACCGTACAACTAGAAAGCGTCCCAGAAGATGGTGTACCTAAAGCACCATTAAGCGGCACTGCACCGATGGTGTTGTAGCTAATTATTCTGGCCGCAGACCCGTTAAACGTCGTTCCTGATGCATCACCAGAACCACCGTTGTTCATGGTCAACGCATTGCTTGTCGTGCCGCCTACCGTGGCAAAACTAAGCGTCCCTGAACCATCAGTAACTAATCCTTGCCCGTTCGTCCCGTCCGTGCCAGGAAGCGTGAACGTCGTATTAGAAGAGGTGTTGGCAGACTGAAACGTTGTCGTCCCAGTGCCACTTGCATTACCTTGGAATTTGATCTTACTCATCTCGCTTCCTTAACCTAAAATCATCCAGGCTTGGCCCGTACCAACAGTAACCGAATATCCTGCCGCTACTGTTACAGGTGACACTGATAATCCATTTGTATTACTTGTGAATGTGTAGTTCTGGCTAATCACAATCTGCGACTCAAGAACCGGCCCACCAGAGCCCCCACCCCCGCCAGCAGCCCATGTAAGCGCACCAGCACCATCGCTTTGCAAGAAGTAACCAGCAGAGCCATAGTCCGTTGGGAATGTGTAAGTCTGGGTTGATGTTGTGGCTGCGTTACTTGGCTGGATGCGCAACGTTTTGGTGCCAGAACCTGCATCATTACTTTGTAGCTCTAAGTAACCCGATGTACCAGCACCTGTATTAGCCGTAACCTGCGCATAGCCAACAAACGATGCCTGACCAAGGTCGGTAATTGTTGCACTAGAGTTTTGCAACAACTTACCAGTCGTCGAATCAAATCGAGCAATTGCATTATCTGTCGAACTTGCAGGCCCGTTCACATCACCCGCTGTCAGCGTTGCAAACTCAAGCGCACTACCGCCGCTATTGACCTTAAGGTACTGATTAGCCGTACCTATAGCAGTCAACCCTGTACCACCGTTCGCAACACCTAACGTTCCTGTGATTCCTGTCGATAAAGGAAGTCCAGTTGCGTTAGTAAGGTTGAGCGCCGATGGTGTACCGGCATCGCCATCATAAGTAACGACGCCACCCGTTGTGCCAGCAGTCAGTGCTAGTGCCGTTGCGACACCCGTACCCAAACCAGATACGCCAGTACTGATTGGCAAGCCAGTAGCATTGGTGAGCGTACCGCTTGACGGTGTACCTAATGCGCCATTAAATAGAACCGGCGCACCAGCAGTGCCTACGGATTGTCCTAACGCAGTTGCAATGCCAGTGCCAAGGCCAGCAACACCGGTTGAGATTGGCAGACCCGTTGTATTAGTCAACGTACCTGACGAAGGCGTACCAAGCGCACCACCTGGTGCGACGTAATCAGTGCCAGCAACAGCAGCGGCAATAACACCGCTTGTTGCCTTTACCATGCCTGTCGTTGTGGCCGCTTGGATTAGCTTACCAGTCGTGCCACTGTATAAAGCAATTTGAGCATTGACTGAGGACGCTGGGCCTACGACATCGCCGACACCAACAGGAGAACCATACTCAAGAGCGGTTCCTCCTGAATTAACTTGCAGAACTTGACCAGCAGTTCCTAACGCTGTAAGCCCCGTCCCGCCAGAAGTAATAGGAATAGCGGTTCCGGAATAGCTAAGAGTTATATTTCCAGAACTGGTAACTGGAGAGCCTGCCGTCAAGAATGCTGGTGGAGATATTCCAACTGATGTAACTGTGCCAGCACCCGAAGAAGTAAACCATTTAACGCCTTCAGTCGCGCTTGAATCAGCAACCAGTATTTGACCGTCTGTGCCAACAGGTAAACGAACATTGTCCGTACCTGTGTAGACAATCATGTCACCCTTGGTTGTATTTGGAGCTAGCGCATCAAAGGCTGATGTCTTGTCGCTTTGACCTGTACCACCATTAGCAATAGGCAATGTGCCAGTGATCTTGGTTGCGGCAATTGATGTAATCCATGCAGGATTTGCATAACTGCCTGTCGTATAGACGCCGTTAGTTACAGTGCCTGCATTACCAAGAACATCAATATTCCATGTTCCGGTGGCACCTGTACCTCCTGTAGGAACAAAAGCACCACTTGCTCCAATAGCAGTTTGTAAGGCAGTAAGTACGCCAGTACCGAGTCCGGTAATACTTCCAGAAGGAAGGTTAGTACAGTTTGATAGATCGCCAGAAGATGGTGTGCCAAGTGCGCCGCCAGGAACAAGATAATCAGTGCCTCCAGTAGCAGCCGACAATACACCGGAGGTTGCTTTTAAGATGCCTGTCGTTGTCGCACGTTTGATGACTTTACCAGTGGTGCTTGAGTAAAGCGCTATCTCATCATCAACCGATGCAGCAGGGCCATTCACATCGCCAGCGCCAATCGTGACTCGTATGCCAGCAGCCGTGGTTGCACCAGTACCACCATTGGCAATCGGTAACGGTGTGCCAGAATAACTTACCGCTAAAGTTCCAGAGGTTGTGATTGGTGAACCAGAAACCGACAAGAATGCGGGTACTGACATAGCAACGGAGGAAACACTACCCCCGCCGCCGCCACCACCTGCCGCATTCTTAACAGACAGCAACTGAAAGCTAGAGCCGTCATACATGAGCGAGCAAATAGCGCCAACCACAATAGCATTAGCGGATAATGTGCTGCCATCAGGGTAAATGATGTTCTTTGCGCCCTGACCGTTGACGTTTAAGGTGCAAGGCCCGGTATTTGCACTCGTTGCTTGGAACTGAATGGCAAGACCAGCCTGGTACGTTGTTGATAGACCAGAAAGCGAAACAACATAGGCATTCGTCGTACCTGAATCTAAAGCATAGTTGCTATAGGTCGATGCGTCATTAAGCGCTGTTGCAACCGTAGAAAAATCAGCATCCAGGTTAGCAAGCGGGATGGATGTCGTTGCGGTGGCAAATGTATTCGGAATTGTTACTGGCTTTGCCATCAGAACCTCGCTCTTAGTTCATGTTCAAGCTGGAAGCCGTTGAAGGTAAATGCTGGTGCCGTGGATGTTACCGTCATGCCAAGGTATTTGCCATACATTTGGGCATCGTACTTAAGCAGTTTGTACCCTTCGGTCAACTGGTAACCAGACGAAATCCATTGCAAGGTGCTTCCAGCATTGTTTGTCCATGCAATGTTGTTAAAACTATTGTTTTGCCATGCAACCGCATTGCCAAGCGCAATCGATGTTGATGCGCGAGACTCGCTATCAATCGAAATATTCAATGAACCAGCAACCGTAACAGGAAATGTTGCTTCAACCCCAAGTTTGAGCGCTTGCTTGTCTCTAATCGGGTCTTTTAAGTCCCATAGCGCTGTAACAACCTCAGTTGAGATGTTAGCTGTCTGGTCTTCGTACATTCTGAAGAACGCACCGCCTGATTCGACGCCATAGGAGTTGATTAAACCATTGACTGGCGACGAATTAATGTGCGTTAGGTTGCCTTGATAGCTAATAAACCACTTGCGATCAAAGAAAACCAGTTGCACACGCCGGTAAGTGCCATTGTCGTTGTATCTGACGTTCCATGCGGACACCAGAATGTTGTAAATCAGTGTCTGGCAACCCGTTACCGTTGAACTAAAGTCAATATTAGGGAAAATGCCGTCAAGTGCATCACTAATCTTGGTTGTTGTAGCGCCAACTAGCGCATAAACACCATACCGATTAATAAATAAGATGCTTCTAAAGTAGGCAAAAACACCTAAAAACAGTTCTGTACCAATAGAAGCGCTGATATTGGTGTTAGTAAAGAGCGTTTCGCCAAGCGTATTGACGCGAACATCCGAAAAAACGTTGATCGACGATTCGCCAAAGATGTAAAGAAAGTTGTTAGCAGCGATGATTTGCGTGATGTCACCGTACAAAGTGCCATCGACCAACGTAATGTTGCCAGCAGAAATGCTTGTGAAGTCGTTGTAGCTATCCGCCGCTGTGTAGTAAATGGTTCTGCCGTCCGCAATCCATACACGACCAGAAAAGGACTGTATGCAAGTGCCAGGTTGGCTGATTGCTGTAGCCGTAGCTGATGCGGCGCCGCTAGAAAAAGTTATAGTTGGTGCTGACGTATAACCTGTACCTGGCTCAGTAATCGTGATGGCAGTTACAACCCCGCCGCTTATTGTTGCGGTTGCAGTTGCTTGAACACCTCCAACTTCATTAGGGGGACTAATCGTTACGGTTGGGGCCGCTGAGTATGCAGACCCTCCTGATGTAATCGTAATGGTGCCGACCGAACCGACCCGAACGAGATTCGTCCCGTCAAACGTAGCGTATCCATAAGTTGTGTCAATGATGAGCACTCGCTCATTCTTCCATTGACTAATCTGAGTACGGGTTCCGCTGAACGTGCCTGAGTTAGCCAGGGTGATCGGTGCGGTAGGGGTTTCCAAGCTGACATACTGCGCACCTCCATTGGTGAAGAACGCAAACATGTAAGCGACACCGCCAATATTGGCTGGTGCCATGTAATGCACCGTGCCGCCCCAACTGAAATTCGTACTGCTGTAAGTAACGCGCTTTTCTTTGGGTATGACCTTCAGGTTCGAGTACCCAATAGGCATCACATTCTCTATCCAGGCAAACTCATTTTCCTGAATAGCTGTGCGATTGGCTTTGGTGTTAAGCCCTTTGAAATCCTTGGTAACGTGGTAGGACTTCTTTTGCTCAACTGCGGCCATGATTACTGAACCGAGTAAGGCGTTGGTAAACGACGCGTGAAGCTCGAATTAATCGCTGCCAGCAACTGCTTTTTGTACTCGGCATTGAAGATTTCTGCTTCACCGTAAGATTGCTCTTTGTATTTGGCTTTGTAGGCCGCATAAAACGCTACAGGCGACGTGTAAGGCTCTAAGATCACCTCAGTCTGCGAGTCTGATGTAAGCGGAACAGGCAAGAGGATGGTATCAACCTCAATCACATAGACCTGATCAGGTACCGGGCCAAAATAAATTTGATTCTGCCCGTAACGTGTAAACGCAATGGGTCTGCCCGTGTAGTTCTGCCAAAACCGCAACTCAGCGTTGAATTGCGTCCATGACATGTATCGCAATGGTATGCGTGTGTTACCCCAGTACAGATTGATGTTTAGCACATCAAGAATCTGCTCTGCCCATGATGGCAATGTAAGGGTTGATATATTAAAAACTTCAACCGAGGTGGTTGTAGCACCAGTCAGGATATTGCGCAGACAACCCGTGTCACGCACGACACGATGCCGAGCACCATTGATGTAATCGGTTAGCTCGGTGTCAGTCCAGAAGTTGCCAGCAGCATCATGCAGCAGTCTTCTAACTTCTGCGATATACCCTGAGTAGGTTGCCATTTATGCCTCATCGCTTGTCTGGGGCTGGACTTTGACCCCAGCTCGCCCACGCGGAGCGGGAGGGGCTACTCGTTCCACCAACACGGCTGATTGTTGGTCGGGTTTTACTGGAGCGTCCGTAAAGGTGAACTCAGCAAGGCGAGCCATCGCTTTATCGTGGTCGGTGTTCATTTTTAACCAACCTAAACGCACCAAGTATTGGTACTTATTGTCGTCGCCATACCCAAAGATATGTCGCGCAACATGAGGTTCGATTTGTACGCTTTTGCCTGGCGGAAACTCAAACCACTGATCGACGTACTTGGCGACCAGTGGCTGAGAGCCTTTGTTTGTAACAAAGATCATGCTTCTAAAATATCCCCGTAAACATATACATCCGCTGTTGCTGCAGCACCTTGAGCGGTGGTGAGCGATAAGTATAAGTTGGGAATGCTTGATTTCACTGTAGTGCTTGCACTGCTTGTCGTACTAAGCGTGAGATCAAGGAAAAGCGCTGACGTTGTAAGCGAGGAGTAAGCCTGGGCCGCTGCAACAACCGCTGTACCACCTTTGCTAGCAGCGGTATAAACGCCGCCAGCAGCCGTGGTCAAAGAGATTGAAGCATTCGTCACCACAATGCGCCGAAGAATGAACTTCGACGGATTGCTAAAGATGGTGATTTGCTGATCGGCGGTGGAATTCATGTTCGCGCCGATCAACTTCCCAAGCAGGATGCCTCCAAACTGCTGCGGCAATAGACTACCGACTTTGTTTGCATCCATGCTTTACTCCAATTACGAGTTGTAGGTGCCAGAAGCAGCCTGACCGCCATTGACGGTCAAGAACAGTGCCGTGACAGTGCCAGAGGTCGAAACAATTTTAACGTTCTGACCATCAGAAACCATCATGCCACCTGTATTTGCTGCAATTACATCAGCCCATGCAGAGCCGTTATAAGCCTGATACTTACAGTTTGCGACGGGATAGATGACGTACAGACCTGCTGGTAGCGTGTAGTCAGTGCCTGCCGTTACCGATTGGGTAACGTAATCAAAATACGCGCCATCAGCATCGCTGCTTAAGCCACTAACGATGATTTTATTAAGTGCCAATGCCATGATCGACTCCTTACAGCGTGAGTGAGTTAAGGCCGGTCACCACGGTCATGCTCTTAGGCTTGGTGCTCACCATTTCAGCAATGGTCAACACTGCGCCAACATAACCAATCTGCCAGTTAGGCAGCGTGGACTCAAAGCCGGTAAACGCAAACTCAGCCTGATCGTGAATGTACATGCTGAGGTAGTTTGAGTTCAGCAAGTACAAAGTGCCCTCAGGGCAATAAGGATCAGGATAAATCGGCACACCTGCAACCATGAGCGCACGGAAACCGGACGTTGGGCCTTCTTCACCGCTAGCAAAGTTGCTACCAGGGGTGATCATGTAGGTTTCTTGGCCTACAAAGTCTTGCGCCAACAATGTCCAAGTACCAAAGCCGCAAACACCAAAGGAAGGAACCTCAGCACCGTTTTTCACCGTTCCAGAGATGTACTGGAGGATGTTTTGACGGGTTGGGTTAACTGATCCTGCTGTGTACTCTTTAGAACGCCACCAAGCATAGGTCGAACGGCTAAGGCCGCCATAGGTGCCTGCCGAATCAACTGCAATGGGCAATCCAGTAAATTGCTGGCTGTTGCTGGTGTTGTTGTACAGCGCTGTTGCCATTGCATCCATCATGACGTTGGTCGCATCGTTCATGCGAGCCTCAATCAAAGGAATCACAGCATAGTCTTGCTGTACAGCACCTTCCATACCGAGGAAGGGAACTGGAGCGATCATCAACTTAAGGTTGAATTCAGCGTTGTAAGCACCCTGCATGACGCTAGGCTGTGCAAACGAACCGCTGTAGTCCGACCATTGTGCGTTGACAAACTGAGAACCCTGAACAGGCACGGTTACCGATGACACACCGCCTGAAGCGGTCTGAGAATTGGCAAGCAATGCGGCAAGCAGGGGGGTTGAGTTGTAAAGCTGGACAACCAGTTTCGGAATGAAAGCCCTACGGGTAACGTAGGTCAGTTCATTGTACTGACTGGTGCCTGCTGTTGGGATAATACCGCCACCAATAGGCATGATAGGTTCCTTTTAAGAAACAGACCTAATTAACGAAGTCCAATCGGGCGAGACTGGTTTCCCTGTCTTAGCTCGTTGAGTGCACTCGCCGCTGCTTCCCTGGCCGCTGCTGCAGGATTCTTCAAATACTTCTGAAAGTCATTGACCTTCGAGGTAATTGGCGAATTGCTGAATGCAGGAGTTGGCTTATCAGCCTGGCGCATCCAGTTGTAATACTCAGCAGCCGATTCGTGATTGCTAATGCCCTTTTCAATCATCAATTTCTCGATGGCTTTGACATCATCATCCGATTCAGCAAGACGTTTCTCCTTCAACGTATTTCTACGCTTTTCTAACTCGGTTCGAGCGTCCTTTTCTTTCAATCGTGCTTCCAACTCGGCAATTTTTTGCTGCTGTGCAGAAATAGCTTGGTTGGTTCGCTCTTCAATCTCAAGTTCAGGAACTGGAAGGTCGGGATGCGCTTGCCTTGTCAGCTTCAGAAACTCCTTTCGGGTTTTCGGATTCTCAGCCAAGGCTTTCGCCAAGGCAGCAAGCTCATCACGGGCGTCTGGGGTAAGGTTTTCTAGCGACATTGTTTTTTCAGCCGTTCAAAACAATTAGTTAAATGACACGCTTGGTGTCACCGGGTTTGGAAAGCGTCATCTGGTTTTTAGTAACCTTATTCGCTCCACTCAAGCCACCAAACGGCTCATACCGAGGTGGGTTGTAAATCTGACCATTCTTTTGCTGGTTATCCGTCGGGCGACGAATCGTTCCAGCGCGGGGTTTGAACAATTCCATCACTATCTCCTAGATAGGTAAGGGTGGGTTTTGAGTCCCAGGGGTTGGTGCCGCAGCCATTGCTCGCATCTCGGCAGACGCGCCACCAGCTTGAGGCAAAGTCTGAATCATTTGCATGATTTCAGATGGTACTAACTCTTTGGCTTTGTAATCCATCTCACCAAAGGCCGATCCAATCTTTCCTATGGCATCTTTTAACGCTTTTTGCTCAGGCGAGCCATCAGGAAACTTTTGCATGGCACCCATCAACATGCCCATACCAAGCTGCACATCAATGCGGCCCTGCATTTCTTCACCCTTTTTGGGTTCCGGCGTCGACATGGGGGAAGACATGGGGGGTGACGATGCGCCAGACAGTGCCGGTTTCTTTTCTTCACCTTCTTCGCCTTCAGTGCCTTCCTCTTCAACCTCGATTTCCATCGAAGCCTTGCCGTTTTTGGCACCGCCGCGAATCAACTTCATCAATTCTTCTGCGCTAACAGCCATATTGAGTCCTTTCAGGGCGGTTTGTAACCACTTACCGACCGTCTGTCAAGCGATTAACGGCGTGATGGCCGTGCGTAACGTAGCATTTTGCGTTGCATCATGAGAAACGACCTCCTGCGCGTTGATAACCCGTGCGATTCATCGTCGCACGACCATAATTGAGTTGCGGGGTGCGATAAATCTGTTTTAGCTCCGATTTACCTGTTCTCGGCTGGTCATTACTGTAAGAAAAACGGTCTTGACCGCTTCTTGTGTCGCCGGAACCGCCATTCATGTTGGAATTACCGTTTGTCAGCATAAAAACCTCTAC